TTCAAGTATGTCCATCAAGGTATCGCTTATCGGAATTGTGTTTGCAATAATCATGCAGATTGGTGGGTTCCTGTATCTATGGGGGATGCAGAGCAAGCAACTTGAGATTAACACAGAGGCGATTGCACACCATAATGTTGACATCGAGACGCTAAAAGACAAGTCATACGGCTATCGTGGAGTGCCAATAAAATGAACGAACGTCGTAAAGGACAACATAGTGAAGTTCATCGGCTGTCACAAGAATTTAAAACATTGAGCGTTGGCAGTATGTTGCGATCGTTGGGTCAATAGTTGCAAGGGTGTTGGGTCATTAAAATAAATAGCCTGTATGGATATATAATATATACATATTGAAATCCTAAAGATAGGATTGCAAATGAGAAAAGAATTAGTAGTTGAATATATTAAAAAGTTTCCAACAACACCAAATTTAACGCTTGCTAGATTGATTTACAAAGAGAATAAGAATTTGTTTAATAATGTTGAAGCTGTAAGAAGTTACATTAGAACTGTTAAGGGTAAAAACGGAACTATAAACAAGGTTTATGCCGTAGCTGAAGTAAAACAAGATGCTGATGGTTTAAAGAACCCGTTTGATATTCTTCCTGATGGAATGAAGTCGTTTGATGATTGGGAGCCTGTTCTAGTTGATGGAACAAATGTTTTAGTATTATCTGACATTCACATACCATATCATAACTCAGAGGCTCTTAACGCAGCCATTAAGTATGGTAAGTCTAAGAAAGTTGACACAGTAATCCTTAACGGAGATATTGCTGATTTCTACTCTGTGTCGCACTTTATCCGTGACCCTCGTAAGGTTAATTTTGAGCATGAACTTGAAGTGCTAAAGTTATTCCTTATTGAAATCCGTTTGGCTTTTCCTAAGGCTCGTATTATCTACAAGGTTGGGAACCACGAAGAACGCTTTGAGATTTATTGCAAGGTAAAAGCACCTGAGTTATTTGGTATGGGATGGACGACATACAGCAATATAACTGGTGCTGACCTGCTAGATATTGAGATTGTAAAAGACAAGCGCATCATAAAGATTGGTAAACTTAATGTAATTCACGGGCATGAATTTGGCAAGATGGTTTTCGACCCTGTAAATCCTGCTAGAGGGTTCTATCAGCGTGGTAAGGAATGCTGTCTTGGTGGTCATTTACACAGGACATCTGAACACGTTGAGACTTCAATGAACGGGCAGGTAATAGGATGTTGGTCTACTGGGTGTTTGTGTGATGTGAGACCTGAGTATGCTCCGATGAATAAGTGGAACCTCGGTTTTTCAATAGTAACACAGAACGAAAAAGGTTTTAGGGTTCATAACCATAAGATAATTGATGGAGAGGTATACTAATGTTGTGCGGAAAAAGCCACAAGTTAATACCATTACTAGAGCCTTTATATTGTGCCGTTCAAGCGGCACATAGCCTAGCTGTTCTTAATGTCCAGAACCCAAGCGTTGAGGTTTCTGTTGATCTTCGTGTTGCAATTGAGAATATACAATATAAGATAGATATGCTTGCATTAAAAGACATTGGGAGGTATACTAATGATACGAGTAACAATTAGGTCTGATGGTGCTGTAGGTCAAGCAGAACTTGATGATGCTGTTACTTTAACAGAAGCGTTGGAGTGCTGTAAGAACGCTCTGTTGGCTTGTGGATATTGCTTTAATGGAAGTCTAACAATAGAGGAGGAAGCATGATGAGTGTTATTATGAATGTATTGGCTTGGGTTGTTAAGAATGTTGCTCTGTTAGTTGGTATCGTTGAGGCTATGGTTAAGGTTATTGCTGGCATTGTTTCACTAACTCCGACCAAGAAGGATGATGCGTTACTTCCTATGGTTGATAGGGTGGCTTCGGCAATCAAGAAGGCTTTATACTTTGCTTCAGATAAGATGGCAGGTAAGGTGTGAAGGTATTATTAGCACTATTAACTCTCGCCGGAGCATTCTTTGCTTGGTGGGCGAAGAACTATGCTGATAAGAAGAAGTCAAAGGAAGAACTTGATGCTGAAATTGACAAGGCTGATAGTATTACTGATTTTATCAACATCGACGATAAGTTGCGCAACAGTTAGTCCTATTTTTGTTTATGGGGTCGATGGGGCAGATTTGAAAGATGGCTGTCCTAAAGACCCTGAAAACAAGATGTGGATGACTCACGAGTGGGCAAGAAAGTTCTACCATCTTAATAACCAAAAGAGATAGTATGAAAGCCACAGACACAAAGGTTTTTCAAGTATCTTTGGTCTATAACATAGAGGCTGATACAGCATTAAAGGCTATTGATAAGGTTGTTGCGGCACATCCAATAACACCAATATCTGTTGGTTGCGAGCCACTAACACAGGACGATGAAGATGAATGCTATTAAATGTCCTATTTGCGGAACTGTATATTTAGGATTTACATGCCCGAACAAGGATAAACATAAGAACGATCTTCCAGAAGATTTCAGTAATGTCTTTGGAGATATATTCAAATGAACGAATGGATAATCATACTAACAATGTCGTTTTGTTCAATCCTTTTCGCATCTGGAGGAACAGATATTCCTGTCATTGGTGGTCAGAAGTGGCTTCGTAGGTTCGGTATCCCAATATTTCTTTCGATTATAGCCGTTTTAAGCCACGTTATTTGGTGGAAAGTATCAATTATGGCAATCCTGTTGATTATTGGATTGTCTGCAGGATACGGAGAAAACTCTAATTACTGGAAGAAACTTGCAGTATTCTGTATGTACAGCGTTCCGTTCTTAATAATTGGGTGGTCTATTTGGGTTGTAATTACACCCATTATTTGTCTGTTGTTATTCAAATTATCTAATATAGAGCAAACGGCTAATGATTTCAAGTGGAAGTATGTTGAATTTGCGTTCGGTTATCTAATATCAGTAACATTCATATCCTGCCTAAAATAAAAAACCACGTATCTCTACGTGGTCTTTATATTACTTCTTTGAAGTCTTTTTCTTCTTTGTTTTCTTAGCACAAGCCATAAAATTATTGATCTCCTTTACATTATCTTCCTTCTTTAATATAACGTAATACTTCGATACAACGCCACAGTTAGGGCAAGTTGCATCAGCTATACATAGGCATTCTTCAAATTCAACTTGATCCTTAATCTTCTTCAGCGTCTCGATTGTAAATGCATTGTATTTCATCTTACTCTCCGTTAAGATATTTAACTGCCTGAACGAATGTTTTCCCTTGAAGATGCATAATGAAGTCAATAACACTACCTCCACGATTGCAAGAGAAGCAGTGCCAAGAATTGCTGTCAGTATAGATAATGAAAGAAGGGTTCTTATCTTCGTGTAACGGGCAACAAACCTGTATCCTCTTGCCAGTCTTTCTTACCTTACCAAAGTCGTGCATATCCTGTATCTTTACAGCTCTAGCACTTTCGATATCTAACTGCTTATTATTAACTCCACTCCTGGTCATACGAAGAAACCTTTTAGCATATGGACATCCATCATTACGTGCAACCCTAGCCGCTATGTCACGACAATCTGGGAACGCTTGCGCTAATTCCCAAACTGTCGGACTCTTGGTATATTTATCTTTCATATTAAGATTATGAAAGTAACTATCCATATCTAACGGCTCGCTTGTAATCATTATTCTTCCCAGGCAACGTCTTCGGGCTGTTTAGCAGACGGTTCACCAACGGTAGCAACAACGTCGAACTCAAACTTGTCGATATTAGCATAAGTCTTTGCACCGTCAGCAGACTTGCTGTGCTTAATTGTAGCCGAGAAAACTTTTCCCAACCACATATCAGTATCAACATCGAAAGAACCTTTATACTGCTCTCCAATAGCCTTCAGGAACATCCTTGTAAAGAAGAAACCCTTAAAGTCAACATCAAGATTAACCCTATGCAGAATGCTACGACCAATCTCAGCACCATCACAGACCTCAAGTTTTACAAGAACTAAATTTTGGTCGTTCTCATTCTCCCTTACATCAACCACACGAAACGAGTGAATACCAACTGACGGCAACTCGAATGTCTTACCCTGTGGCTCATCATCACAGCAACTCATATTACGCTTTACCATTTGTTCTCCTTTTGTTGTTATCTAATTTTGTTAACAATATTAGCAACATCCTTGACCAATACAACCAATGCGTCGTGAAGCTTATTACAGAACACATCATCACGTTCAACACGGACAACGAGTGTCTTCATGGTTGGATAATAACTTACAAAATCCCACCACTTACGACCAGTAACGAGCATTGAACCTTGAACCTGCTGGAAATACTCTACTGGAAGTTTATTCTCATATAGATACATAGTGTGAATAGAGAGGCTTGGGCATTTTATTTCGACTCCACCATCTTCTCCCACCAAGCCATCAGGACTGCAAGCGTATCCTTTATCAGCCATACAAAGACCGACTTGCGTAACAGTATTTCCCGTCATCAATTCATAGCACAGCCTTGCTTCAGATTCTAACTCAACTCCACGCTTCATTGCATCGTTTTGGTAACTATCTTCCTTAGTTCCAATAATGCACTCACCTGCCAACTGGAATGCGTATTTGTCAATCTGCTTTGATAGCGAACCACTAGCCGTTAATATCTTATCGAAGTTGCTAGCAGAAGGAACTCCGGCTCGTGCAGAATACCACTCTGGTGTTTGTTGCTTAATGTCTAGTATTTTCATTTCTTACCACGCTTTGCCTCTAACGCAAGCTTGGCTTTGGCGAAGTCAGATGCCTTAATATCTTCAACCTTTGTAACCTTCAAGAACTCAAAGAACTTTGCTTGGTCTACGTTAAGTTCCTTGATTAGTGCGTTGATTATGTTGACCTTATTCTCGTCGATAACTTCTTCTTCTATACGAGCGTCGTTGTCTTGATCGTGGGCGGCAAGACCGCAGATTGACATTAGCGTATAGCGTTGCAAATATGAAATTACGCTGCCAATAGCCTGAACAGCGTTCATCTTTCCAGCACCTTCAGTTGATGCTGTCAATGTTGTCTCTTCAAAATGTCCAGCAGAGTGACTAATCCTGCAAGTAACAGTAACGTCTTTTCCGTTCTGAGCAGTCCTCCAAGACGCAGACAAGCCATACATTGACAGCTCTTGTGTGATTTTCTCTACAATATTCGCAAGAGTAGCGTGATTATACTTCATTGTTCCGCTGTTGGTTGTATAATAAACGTGCTTATCCTTCTCAATTCTAGGAGGATTTGCCTTGAACTTAGCCATAGCCTTGTTATATTCTTTGATAGAATTATTCTTTTCCCAACGCTCTTGAAGCGACAGCAACTTCTCTAACTGGTCTAAATCAGCACCGTTAGCCATAGCAGAGCTTATCATTTCTGCAGGACTTAAATCTTTTGATTGGAGGTTTGGCTGAACAACAGCCACCGTTTTTACTTCTTCTTTTTCTTTGACCATTATGTCCCCCTTTGTTAGTTTCCATAATTATATACCATATAATCAATTTGTCAAGCGGAATAAATAATATCGCCAGTTAGCAAATCAGTCACTTTATATAATGAGCCATTAACACCGACGATAAATTGTTGGATTAGGTTTCGATCATATTTATCTGGAAGTATATCAGTTATTTTTATCATTTTTATTCATATAGTAGTTTTTTTCGTATGCCTTATAGAATAAATAAATCCATTGAGATGCCTCCTGTGGGTCTTTGCAGAAAATAGGCATAATTTTATACTTAACGAATATTGTGAATAATTGGTCTAATAGTGCCTGTGGATTTCTTTTGCAATGCTTAACACCTTTACCAACTTTTGTAATAGTTCCTTCAATAATTATAAACATCCTAAACTTAGCTTCCTGGCATCGGATAATCTCTGCCTTAAAACGATCATATCCTCCTGTAAGAGTCCCGAACAGGTCGCTGACAGATTTTCTTTCAAACACAAGTGGAACTATATGCCCATCAGCAATCTCACACCCGTAATCGCCGAAGTCTAGTTTTTTGTCAACGACTTCAATGTCAGACGGAAATATAAGTCCTAGCTGTTCACGGGTATCACGAATAAGAATCATAGAATAGCCTCAATAGACTTCCTATCCACTTTCTCATCGAATAAGCTCTTATGCCTATGAATAAGCTCCTTAATCCGTTTCTCTAATAGTTCAACAGACTCTTTAGCACTAAACCCAATAGACGAGTTCTTATACTTATTTGCAAGCTCTTTAAACATCTTCTGGCAGTCGATGTCGAATGCTATATCTTCAATGCTTTCTTCGGGTGTCATTATTCATCCCACGTTATATTTGCAGTTTTCTTAGCTATTCCAACCCATGACGCACGAGTTCCACCAGTATAATACTTACTAGCATTTGCTATCTTACCATGAAATATCTTACGAATTTCCTTGCCGAATACCTGTTTCTTGTAGATACCTTTAGCACCTACATGAGCGCAGAAATCTTTAAAATGTTCATAGAGATCGTCAATCGGTACATAATTAGACTCATCAAGACCGACATCATAGTTCTCACTTATAAAGTAATAAACCGTATTGTTTTGCAACTTCACAGTATCAAGGTCGGCAACCATCTCATCGCTATGTGTAAACTTCTTGTTTTTCTTTATACGATCATATCCTTCCAATGCCCAGTTGAATATGCCTGCGCCCTCTCGCTTAATCCTTGACTTCAAATCGACATCCATTTTTTCCTTTGATACGGTGTTGTTGAGGTAAATAAGGAGCATGCGGCGAAAAATGCCATCAGAGGAATCAGAAATAGCAGGTAGGTCATTGCCAGCAAAAATAAGCTTGCAATAAGGACGGGCATCATAAGAAGGAATAAACTTGGTATCAACAGTGATCTTTTCACCAGAGATAATAGCTTTAAGAGGTTCTTCATAGCCTGATATGTCCTTTGGGATTTCTGATGCGATATTAGCGATTTTATCTATGAATAATCCAGTGTATCTAGGCTGGCATATTTTGTCTATGGTGGCACTTGATACGTTTTCATCACCAAGCATTGCAATAATGCCCTCAAGGATGGTTGATTTTCCGCTACCAGCTGAACCAATAAGGAACAGCACCTTTTCTAGTCGTGTATCTCTTGTAAGACAATATCCGGCGAACTCTTGGATAATGTCTTTCTTTATTTGGTCTCCACTAGTGGCATCCTCAAGGACTTGCAGGAATACTGGACAAGTTGCAGTCTTATCGTAAGCATAAGGAAGTTTGTTCGTGCTGATAATGTTCATCGTATGAGGTGTGAGCATATGGTCTTCTATGCTGTATAGACCATTCTTTAGATTTATGATACCATCAGGGTTGAACTCCTCACGATAGAAAAACCTGCGTCGCATTAGTATGCTAACGGTTTCGTTCAGTTTTGATTGTGATAGTGATGATGGGAAAGGGATTGACGGGTCTTTTGGATTGATGTCAACAAGCATCTTCTCAATCTCAAGGATAGAAACTTCTTTATATGTTCCGTCATTATAATGATAGAAAGTTCCTTTCTTAGTCGAGTTCCTTTCAGTCCAGTATATGATGTTTGGATGTGCGTCTAAGAACTCGTCGGCAAGCCTTAACAGGACATTAGCCTTCTTGTCCTCTTTGAACTTGCAATCACACTTTGTAATCTGAACACGCCTTACAGCATTGCTCTGATTGTCACCTGAATTACTGATTGTCCCGTCAGTAGTCATTATATTCTTCCATTATACCAAAGGATCTTTATTTTTTTTTCGATCATTCCCAAAGCAAGTTTTGGGTTTGTTACAATCATATGTAGATATTCGGGTTGCTCTGCTTGTTCTTTTGCAAGTTTACGAAGTATCTTTGCTCTTGACTTTCGCATTGTAACCTACGTTACTATAAATAAGCCCTATACCGCCGACAGAGGGGATCTGTCTTTTCGATCTGGGGACACAGAACTGGCGATATAGGGGGAAAGGATTAAATATATTATATAGCCCCTTAATCTGTGTCCATGACGATATTATACATATATCGCAGCAAGTGTCAACAATTACTTAATCCTTTTAGAGAAATATTCTCTTAATTCTGCACCGTTTATATACATTTTGCCAAACACCTTGCGACCTGCAAGCGTTCCCTTTTTAATAGCGTTATATATGGAATATCTCTTAAAACCCATAGCAACTACTTCTCCAGTATCATAATCAACATCATCATTTAAATCTCTAACAATATTCCTTAATGAAATCATTATCTTTCTCCTAGTTTGTAATTTTCGAAATTATAATAATCAGCCTGTTTTGCTAACCGCCTTAATTCCCTCATCTCTGGTGACATCTTTATACTAAAAGGATGCGATCTGCCACGCTTTCTTCGCTCATATCTTAAATTAAGTTCTTCTTGCGTCATTCAACTTTCCTCCTTTGCCATGCAATTTCAGCCTTACGAATTAACTCAGCCATTAAAGCGACCGTGAGCGGAATTGGAATGTGCTTACCACTCATATGGTCAGCCATGTCTTGCATCTTATCCATTTCAGCCATAAGGTATCTATACTGGCTGGAATTACCAGAACATAAGAAACCATTAATCGTGTCTGTGTCTAATTGCATCTTAATCCTTTCTTATCTATGAAACACCAACTTCTTGCCTGTTTTTGTTATCTTCCCAATACCTACAATATCTCCACCAACAATCGCAATCTCATATAAACCATCATAACCAGTAAGCATTGTCTTTT